CCCCTCCCGGCGGGGCCTTTCCCCGCTCACAACCCAAGTGTAGCATAACCGGGGTTGTGGACCTAATCCTAGAACGGCACCGAGTCGCGGATCTGCCTCACCCGAATGTGCAACTGGCAGGCATACGCGATCAGATCCTCGATCTCCTCAAGGGCATCCTGCACGATGGCCTCCATAGGGCGCTTCTCGAACCGCTGAAGCCCCGAACCGTCGTCATACTGCAACATCCCAGGCCCCATGATCCGGTCGCCCAGGCGCTCTACAATCGTCGCGACCTCAGTCGCGTACTCCTCCGAAGTCATGACCCCACCCTAGATGTTACCGGCCAGTAACTACAGGACCGCCAAGTCACTCCAACCACCATCACCGATCACCATAGACACCATCCCCGGCGGCGAGTCCTGCCCCGTCTTATGCCGCCACCACGTCGAGCCACCATCCAACGCAGGAATCTGAATAAACGACTTCGCTCCCGACTGCTCCACCCGCAGATGATGCAAGTGGGCGCCCAACAGAAGCGTCGCCGACCCAATCGGCTGCATCCCATGCGCCTGCCCGGCCCACCACTTCACCGGGTCACGCCCGAACTGGTGACCGTGCGCGAACCCCACCGCCGTCCCCTCAATGTCGAGGGTGATAGTCAACTCGTCACGGCCCGGAAACACGAAGTGCACATGCTCATACCCCCCGGCCAGGTTTAGGGCGTCAGCGACCGCCACAGCCCCTTCCACGGCCCACGAGTCGTCATACCGGCGCACCACCTTGCCCTGCCGCTCCACCTCATCGTGATTACCAGGCACCACCGGCACCACAATCTTCTCGGCCAGCCCAGCGAACTGCTGAATCTGATGCAACATTAGCCGCCGATACACCCGCAACTGCTCCGACACCGTCAAGTCCAGCCGGCCCGCCATCGCCAACGTCCCCCCCTGAGACACATTGCCCTCGATGCAATCACCCAACCAGCCCAGGGTGATCGAGTCGATCTTCCGGCCCGCCTTACGCAACTCCTTCAGCCGGCGCACCGTCCCGTCAGTCTTGGTCAGGAACCGCTCGACCGTCCCCTCAGTACCGTCCCCGTCCGGCTTACCCAACTGAAGGTCACCGGCCAGCACCACATAGGAAAGGCCCCCGCCCTCAGCCACCGGCGGGGCCGGGCGCTTCTTCCCCACCGCCGCGAGCAACTCGTCCAGGCTCGACTGCCCGACCCTGCGGCGCCGCACATTGGCCCGGTAGTAGAACATGCGCTGCACATTGCCCTCGCCCAGGCCAGCGTCCCAGGCCCGGTACTGCACCGGCTCGACAACCTCATACTCGGCAGGGTCGAGATCCCACACCGCCAGCAACTCCGCCCAGTCCCGAGGCGGTGTCTCCATTGGCTGCGTCGTCAACGTCCCCGAGTTTCCATCCCACGCCACCCCCGGCTCCCACCCAGACGGGTGCCGCACCGTAGGCGCCTGATAGGTAGACGTATCACCGGCATTAGCCAATGCCTCAAGGTCAGATTCAAGGCTCATTGCGCTCGCCCCTCGCAACCGTTTCCTGAGCCTCCATCGCCGTGACGATGAGACTGTCGGCTATCTGCCGAATCGTGTCGTGAATAGCCGTCAACCCCGCATAAGTCATGGCGTCCTCAGACTTCAACGCCCCCGCCGCAGCGTCAATGCCACGCCGTTCCACCATGCGGAGATACTCAACGAAAGCCGTACATTCGATCCACACCCGATGATTACCGGGCTCCACCATCATCGTGATCGCTTTCGTGTCTAGGGACACAAGCACCCCGCGCCACGAGTACGACGACGGTGCCGCTGCACAGAGTGATACGCGATGTCGTATCCCCACTTCCGCAACGTCTCGGCAACCCGCCCGGACGGCACCCGGCAATCCTCCTCAAGGAGAACACCAAGCCACTCACGCTGCTCATCGGTGACCTGCTCAAGCACCAGACTCACCGCGCACCGCTTCTGATGAGGAACCTCACTGCGCTCATCCAACAGCGCCTTCAAGTCCTCGACAAGATCACTCATGCCTATTCTCCGCCTTACATCTCGAACAGCGGATAGCCCACGGTCGCGTCACCAGCAACGCGATGATCCGGTTACAGCGCCAACACCGAGGCACCTCATCCGTGATCGCCGACCGGCCATACGGATCCGTCACGGACGCACCACACACGAGAAGTTCATGCTAATCATCGGCCGGCCATTCTGGTCCTCACCCATCGGCAAGAAAGACCCATCCGCCGCCACCCGCATGATGTAGATACCGGAGATCGAGGTCTCCGTGATCCCCGCCATCAGCAACCGGACAGCCCTCGCCTTATCACGAGCAGCCGGGTAGTCACCACGAGTAGACCGAACAATGACCTGCAACCCCGGTTGCTCGACAGCGAACGCCGCAGCGCCCATAGTTAGCATTGGGGCATACCCCTGTGTCTCGTAAACACAGACACAAGAATCCGGGGACTCCGGCATCGTCGCCAGAAACAGATTCGTGCCCAGAGTGCCTTCACCCTGAGCCTGCAAATAGTCACCGACTGCTTCAAGAATGGTGCTCATTAGATGACGAACCTCCGGTTGATCATGTCAAGCACCCGGACCCTCATCCTGTCGGCCATGCCCTTAGCGTAGAGTTTCACGGGCCGTTCTAGGTACTTCCACTGCGTCGGCGAGGCGTGTGTCGCCCTGCCTGGGGGCAGTTCGTGGACATAAATGGCGTAGTTCGCTGCCGCCCCGCCATACCGGATCCAGGCATGAGCCAGGTTCCCGGTGCGGTACTGAGTGACATTCCCCGAGGACCGCAGCACACCCGTGTCGACTGGGACGACTTGCTGAGACAGGCGGAAAGCCTCCTGGGCCTCCTCGAACAGGGCTTGCTGCCCGTAGATCGGGGCATCCTTGCCGGCGAGACGGAACGCCTCATTCAAGGGGTCAAGCCCGCGAGCCCTCACATAGGCGCCAGCCATGAGACATCACGCCCCGAACCCGATAACCGTGTGGTGGGCGCCCGACTCGTCCCTCAACTGCGACACAGACGTGATCAGGGGGGTGCGGCCATCCGGCAACGCGATCCTGTCATTCACGTCCACCGTCGCGACGCCGTACACGACCGCCCGACCGGCCTCAAGGATCTCCCGCCCGTCCTGCGTGCGGATCATGCGCGAGTCCCAGATCAGCCGGCACTGATACGACGTACCCGACCCAGAGTGCGACTGCTTGCCATACTTGTCAAGCGTGGACGAGCCGTACACGATGACCGCGTGAGGCATCATCACCGCGAAATCTTTGGCGATAGCCACAATCACGCCCCAGGGTTGTCATGCAGACCGGTGTGAAACTCATGTCCCTGCATACCCAACTCGCTCCGCTCATTCGCGGTCTGAAAGTTCTTCGGCGACGCCCACGGAGTAGGCACATCACGGCGAGAAGCCAGAGCCATTAGCCGATCAGCCAGCGCATAGAACGACTGCGACCGGTCCTGATACGACAGAGACAGGTCACCGACCGACTTCGACGTAGCCATCCTCGCGAACTTCGACGCAATCACATGGCAGGCATCATGAGCAGACTGATAGATCGAGTCGCCAGACTCCGTAAACAACCAGTCGATCTCAGCATCGTTGAGCAACTGATCATTCGTGTCCGTGTCCCCGATCAGGAACCGGACACGGTCACGATCCGAATGGGCCGGATCCCCGGTGTAAGTCCACGCCACAAGAACTCCTAACCCTTGTTAGGGTCTATTCTACTGGCGCGAAGCCATGATCGCGTCGACTGCGCCCTCAGAAAGGCCCATGTCCAGCAACTCCTGGCGAGCCGACGCCAGAGCCGCAGCCGCAACCTCAGCCGCCGCGACACGCTCCAACTCGGCAGCCGCAGCCGCCAGACGATCCGCCTCACGCTGCTCCAACTCAGCCTCCGTCATGGGCCTCATCGTCTGCTCGCCCGTGGCGCAGTTCACTTCCAGCACCATCGGAGTCTCCTCCGCGACTGTCTCACTCATTGTGTTTCTCCTTAGTTAGTTACCGATGTAGGGGTAACGGATGATCACGATACCGGAGCCGCCAGCAGCAGCCCCCTGATCAGCAGACGATCCTCCACCACCGCCACCCGTGTTAGCCGTGCCTCCTACCGCGCTCTGCCTCACACCTGAAATCAGGTAGCCGCCTCGACCGCCACCGCCTTGACCACCATCCGGTACCCCTGTCGTATTACTGTCAGCGCCGCCGCCGCCACCACCGGCATAGAAGGAACCGAACACCTGACGCCCGGCCCCGCCGGGAGCCGACGGCCCCCCGCCAGAGCCAGACATGGAGGCTCCCGCAGCCGCAGCACCGCCACCGCCACCGCCAGACGCGCCAGAACCGAAGGTGTGGTAACCCGAACCGCCAGCGTTACCCTGCCCGGATGTACCGGAGCCACCTGAAGCCGCACCGCTAGAGCCCTGAAGGCTACCGCCGCCGCCGCCCGAACCGCCGTTCCTACCCGCCCGGTCAGCGCCCGCAGCATAGTAACCGCCGCCACCGCCGCCCGAAGGGGCAAGACTGAACACGCTAGAAGAGGTCCCGTCCGAACCCTGCCCCAACGTAGCGGGGTTACCTCCACCCCCAACCGTCACGGTCTGATTGCCGACTGAAACCCCGGCGCGACCTGTGAGCAAGCCTCCGGCTCCGCCACCGCCGCCATATTGCCTACCCCCGCCGCCCCCGCCAGCGACCACCAGATACTCCACCACCCCGCCCTCAACCACCCGCAACGAAGACGTAGACGTAAACGTGTGAACCTTGTAACCACCCGAGATCGTCTCCACGCCACCCACAATCACAGGCACCTGAGTGATCCCATACAAGTAGAAACGACAGCCAGCAGCGAAAGCGTGACCACCCGCGCCACCGTTAGCCCATACAGTAAGCCGGTTGATAGCCGCAGTAGACGACCACAGACCCGCCACAGTCTGATTGAATCCGGTGGTCCCGTTTGTCTCGCCAGCACTCGTAGCCATGAAAGACTTGCTTGTGCTGCCAGCGTAGTTAGGGATGTACACCGATGTGCTATCGAAGGTGTTAGCCGTATGCCCATCAGTAGGGGTGGCGCCGATGTAGGCCCCGTAGTAGCCGGTAAGGTTAGCCGCGTATGATGACGCCGAGGCCCCGTCACCGCGCAAGACTATGCCGGAGTAGTCAGTAGAGTTATCGACCCCGTTGAAAGTGATAAAGGGCGATACCCAACTTGTGCCAGTACGGGTAGACCGCATAGATGCGACGAGAAGCAGGTCCGTGTAAATAGAAGGAATGTTACTGATGGATACCGAGATGGGGTTATCTGTAAGGGTGACCTTGGTGATGAGGCGTTTCACGGTAGGCATTACGACTCCGCCCTGATCCCGAACAGTTGAAACGTCGAACCAGCCACGAAGTCGCCACCCAGGCGCACCGTAGTAATCGCAGCGGTGATTTGCACTAGGCTCACAGCCACTCGAAGCAGCGCCGGAGGATGACCTCCGTGCCATAGAACCGTCTTGAACATGTTGGTATTGGAATACGACATAATGTGCGCCGTAGTGACAGCGTAAATGCCCGCAGCGGAGTTACCACCCGCAGCCAGACCGCCATTACTCTGCGTTTCAGAAGCAGCCGTATCCCTACCGCTAGAAGCCGAACTACCATTCCCCTGTAAACGGGTAACCGAATACACCCCGGTGGTGCTGACTCCGTTCAGGCGGAGTAGCAGCCCAGACGTAACCGCCGACTCATTCGTCCGCGAACTAGCAGTCACCACAAGGTCCGTGTAGTTACTAGGGACTGACGAGAAGACTACTTCCGTTGTCAGCGCAGCGGTAGTAGTCACAGACCCAATAGCATCGTAGGTGCGAGACACGGCTACCCCTTGATCCCATACAAAGCAGCCTGCGAGAACTGAGCAAAGTTACCGGCAGACAAGAAGAGTTGAACCGAAGTCACCGCAGAGGTAGACACAAGCAATCCGCTGTCCAAGTG